AAAAAAGAGGTAGAGTTTCCCCTACCTCTTCTCTAGTTTAAATAACAATAGTTATTATTCGTTTGCCAACTTCTGGAAGTATGACATTGTATCGTCTTCTTCCTCATCAACAATAATTGGTTCTACAGGTTTGGTATCGACCTTTGGAGCAACTTCAGGCTCAGGGTCTTTTGCAATTGTTTCCATTACATTACCTACTGTAGTTGTGCCAGAAAGAACTACATCAAGACGAGCTTTCAACTCCTCATAAGACTTGAAGTTAGTTGGTGCACTAAACTCACTTAGAGCATATGCTTTATTCCAAACATCCTCAATCTGTCCATCATTATCAAATAATGCAGATGAAGTTTCAAACTCTGATTTGTCATAGTTCCAATAACCATCAACTTTACGAATTTTTAATTTGAAGTTTGCACCCTGCCAAAAGTCAAATGGATTGATGGGTGTTTCATCTTCAAACTCTGGTTGCATTGCTGCCATCAATTTATCAAAGATTTTTTTGCCGTATCTAAATAAGAAAACTTTACCCTCATTATGTGGGTTTTTCGAGTCACTTACTACATAGATATTAGAAAAATATTGTAGTTTTCTTTTTTGTTTACGAGCAATCTCTTTGTCTGATTCAAGACCAGTATTCCAATAAGTAGAGTTTAACTCAGACACAGGATCAGCTTTACTAACCGTAGTTAAAGAGTTTTCAATATACCATTGACCAGTTGGCCCTTGGAATGCATGATTGAAAACTTTTGCCCATGGCATATCTTCACCTTCCACTGCTGGAAGAAAACGAATTACAGCATAGCCATTACCAGACTTATCAAGCTCTGGTTTCCACAATCTTTCGTCTTTATATGATTTTTTCTCTTGGGGTGCATTCTCCTGTTGAACTGCACCAAGAAGTTTATCAAGTGAGTTAGTTCTTTTTAACGTATCTAATGACATTCTATGTCTCCTTATGTTAACGTATGTTTTTTTAGTTCTTCGTATGTTAATGTGGCCTTAAAAGTTTCAAAATCTGTTCCAACCTTATAAAATTTTACATTAGGAAAATCCCTTTGTACCATCTTAAACTGGTTATCCCAGCTAGTCGTATTAAAGCCACGACTGTTTGCGGGTAGATAATTATCACTACCCTTATACACATTATTTATAGGTTTTTTGTAATCACTTCCATCAAACCCTAACATATATATTTCTGTAGCACCATACTTACAAGCAAGATATAGTGCAGTATTCCCAGCTGACCATCCTTTAGGATAATCAATATTAATTACTTTATCGTTGTATTCTTCAACCCAAGTTATATATAATCCAATATCTTTTCCAGCTTTTCTTTTAAAATCTTCTACATCTATATCTGGATTATATTGTAACATCTCCCTTAAATTTGCTTCAACAGTTTCTTTTGTTTTACCCTGTACTACACAGGAACTTCTACCCTTCTTTGGTGTTTCATATATTGGATCATCCCAACCTGATATTATTGCATCTGGTGCAAATTCCGTAGGTAAGACTTCCCAATCAGCAAACCAACATTTGTTCTTCATTGAATAGTTTGATTCGTACACCTCTTGTTGCATAGGATAATCTATTACAACCAAATTGTCAACAGTTAAATCGCGATAGATTGCATTACATCCCCATGAGACATAATTACCACTTGGTAGTTCTCTAGGTCTTGATTCACCATTTCCATAAACTAGATGCACTGTCATTAAGTTCTCATTGCACTCCATGACACAGGAAACTTTTCCATTACTAGTTTATCAATTTGTTCTGCAACTATCTGTGTTTCCATTTGTGTATCTGGTTTACATCTTAGATTACACACACGAGCAAAGGCCATTAATGTACCACTCCAATACCACTCAGTATATAAATTTTGTGGTAAAATCATTCTTGCCATTTCTGGTGAAATATCTGCATTCAAAAGATTTTTGTATGTCTGTGTTACAAACTGTATTGCGCCCTCAATATTGTATTCAATGGTTTCATCAGATGAACCTTGTTTTTTATCTTCTGCTTTGAGTCTCCACTCTTTAGGAATATAAAATTCTGGTTCATCATCAACGTATCGTCTAGACACTTCATTCCACACTAAACCCACTTGATGCTTAACAAGTTGTCTTGCAACAAATATTGGAGCTTTGATATGAAACTGTAAAGATGCATGACCAAATGGACTCCAGTGATCATGTTTAGCAAGATAACCAATAAGCTTCTTGTCTTTATCACTTAAAGTCTGTTTATACATGGTGGGTGAATCTTCTCTTTTCACCCACTCCATTTCAGATTTTTTTGCAAAAGATACTCGGGCAGCATTTACCACAGATAAATCACTGCCCATTTGATCAATGAGTTCTACGTTCATTGTACCTCTTTTGATTATTTTGGTTATTTTTTCGTACAGGACGATAACCTTTAGGCCACTCTGGTTGGCGTGATGCAAGTAGTTTGCATCGTTCTCTAAGCTCTTCATTTTGCTTAGTTAGTTCTGCACAATCGTACTCAAGTTTTTTAATACGATTTTGTAACTGAATACCTTCTAAGGCATCAAATGCATTTTTACCTTCAGACATTAAAAACTACTCCTTTTGTTTAGTTTATAGATTTCATCTTACACTATTTTTAGTTCAATGTCAAGAACTAAATTGGCAATTGTGCTTGTTTTTCTAGATAATTTAGCTCTCTTGCATTCGCCTCAATCTTTTCTTTAAGACCTTTAGTTATGAGTCGACCTACTGTATCTGGTTCTATTTCATTTTTTTGACAATAATCAAGTACAGCATCCATATGAGAAATACGCTTTTCTTTAGCTATATTTTCAATTTCTAATGAAAATTTCTTTGGTGTTTGTACTAGAGTTTCTACTACTACTGTTGGTTCTTGCATTTTTAATACCTCACTTTATACTTTGTTAATTGCAAATGAAATGCTATATCGTTTTGAATTGTCTGTTGTTGGAGTTACAAAATGTTCCATCCAAGCAGGAAATAAAACAAGTAATGATTCTCTTGGAATAATAGAAAAATTGCCTGAGTAAAACTGTTGACTGTCCATAGGAAATTTTACAATTCTTTTAGAAATGTTACTATCTTTGCAAACTAATACACCAGTTGCATCATCTGGTATTCCATAACCAAAATATTTTTGGCGTTCAAAATTATCTAAATTGGGTTTTTCACTTACACCTTTAGGATAATAAACTCCGCTCCAAATAGTATCACCACTACCATGTATGTGTGGATTTGAAAATCCGCCTGGAGCAAAAATTAAATTTGCCCAAAGACTGCCAATATTTAATTTTTGTGTTTTAGAAACACCACTAGAATGTATTATAGGTAATGCATATTTAAAAATTTCAGCTGAAAGTTTTTTGAAACTGTCATATTTAGTTTCCATACCTGTTTTTGATTGCCAACCAGAATTATTTTTTGTAAAGGTATTTCTTTTACCTTCAGAGTTTTCTTTATCAAACTCAATATCAATAATTAATTTTTTGTTTAAATCACGAAAAGATTCTCCAAAATTAACAAAACCAAATGGTTGAGGAAATATGGATGTAGATATGGACTGTGGTAACAATATTCAAATTCCTCATTATTAATAGTTGTGGAGCTAACCGTGGCTCCACGCGCACCTATTAAGTAGTGACCCTAAACTCTAAAACTGGTGACACTTTTCTGTTGCTAGGTAAGTGCCCAACCCCCTGTGTTATGCAGCTAGTGCGTAACCAGATGGTGCAAAGTTATCGTTTGCATTTAGTAGTTTTGACCAATAACGCAGTCATCCGATAGTTCTACTCGCCTCTATCCTTGTCAGTCGATCCTAGTTCGCCCCCATCAAAAACACATCGTTTAGTCCTATCGGTGCGTATAGCAAAATGCTACCGATGTGCTTATGGTGGAGGCGTTGGGTACTGCCCCCAAGTCCTGTCCAATTGTCGAATTGTATCAACAAACTATATACTATTTATACCATATATTCGTTATAATGTCAAGGGCATTTATAGATTAACTCCTTTATTTCGAGCAAATATTTCAATACCCTTTCCTGTTGCTATCATACAAGCATGACCTGTTGATAAGATTTCAATAAGACTCCATGTTTGTGTTTCTTTGTTATAACCTATAATATACTGTGATGGTAGAAAACTACCATTGTCTTGTAAAGATGTACCATCAGCTCTAAGAAAGGGAAGTTCTTCAAATTTCTGAGAAGTACCTACTATATCTTCTACTGTACCACAAACAACAGGTTTACGAGAATAATAGTTTTCTGCATTTACTGGATGACAACTAAACAGGAGCCCCAATGAAATCATCATCGACAATTTTAAATTTTTCATTTTTCATTTCCCACTCTAAGACAGTTTGTTCAATCAAAGAAACATATTCTTTTTTGTTTTTTACAAACTCTTGAACAACACCATCTGCCGTTACAACTAATATACAAATCTGATTGATTTCAATACCAGTTCGTTCTTCAAACATTTCTGCATATGCAGAAGCTTGAATATAGTAATTTTCATTCCACTCATCAGTACGTTCTTTTGAAGAGGTTTTAAAATCTATGATAGAGGGAATGCCATTATACTTTGCAACACAATCTACTCTACCCGCAAGTCTATATTTATCAGAATACAGCCCACATTCTTGAGCATAAATATCATTTATTTTGTGTAAAACATTTTTTTGTAGTTGACCAAATAAACAGTATGGAAGGAATTTTTTTGCATGTTCTGTCATGTCTTCATTATTTAAATAGTCTTCACACATATGATGGACTGCAGTGCCACGTGCAGCTGAAGTTCTTGAGATATAATTTGCTACATCATTACCAACACGTTTTCTCCACTCATGCAACCCCTGTTTGTTTCTTATGGAAAGAACAGTTGTTACAGATGGATAAAAGTTACCATCTGGAGTTTCGTACAGTCTAGTACCATCTTTATTTCTCGCTTTAATATCCTGTAAAGTTACAGGAACATGATTAAAAGTTTTCATTATATATCCTTAATATTTTTTACATTACTTCAAAATGTGGCCCATCAATAAATGGTCTACGACCTTGCGAACGTCTAAGATCAATGTATGCATTCATAGCATCTTCTGCTGTTCCTTTATATGATCTGATATCACCCTCTGACCAAGCAGCACCCCACTTAATTGAAATTCCAACTTCTTTAGCTGCTTCCTTGAAAGCATCGCAAATATCATCATATACATTGAGCTCCCACACAACATCTGATCCATCATAAGCAACAACATCTACTGCGTGTGAAAATCCATCATCTTGAATAAGATGTTTACTTTTCATTGTTTGTGATCTACCAGCTGCAACAAGTTTCTCTTGTTCCTCAACTGTGCGAACACCATAAGTTACGCCAAAGTCTACTTTGGTAAGTTTGATGGCACGTTCAACTACAGCTACTAACTGTGGATTTACACCATCTAGTTTATTTCTTGATCTGTTTGATAAATTAAAAGACATTATTCTATTCCCATTCCTAGTTTTGTTTTTTGGATTAAATAGTTTCTTACGAAACCAGAACGAACTATATCGCCAATATCAAATTCAACACAATTAAATTCTTTCATCTCATGTAGAATTTGCAAAAAATCCATCATACCATTTTTCTCAGAAGTTTTAGTTAAATCTGATTGACTAAAATCACCACAAAAAACAATTTTAGAATCTTGTCCTACTCTTGTAATGATTGTATCTAATTCGTGAAAGCTTAAGTTTTGACATTCATCAACAATGATAATAGAGTTATCAAAAGTTAAACCTCTTAAAAAAGATGTTGATAAAAAGTAAAAGCTACCTTGTGCTTTTAACCTATCATACAACATACTAAATGCTTGCTCGTTTGGTTGTTCAAACATGAACTGCATCATGTTTGAATATGGTACTTGATAAAGTGCAGCTTTATCTTCCTCATCGCCTGGCAGAAAACCTATCTCTCTTGTTGGGATGAGGGAACGAACAACAACAACTTTATCTTGTGGTGTTTCATTTTTTAAAACATCTTGGAGTGCAAGATATAGTGAT